GAGTGTTTAACACAACAACATTATAATCATAGATATGGAACTAGTAATGAACAACATGATTTAAACGGTTATAAAATACCTAGTCATATAGATGTTGCTATTACTAGTAACTCAATAGATGAAAGTGTAGAAGATCATTTTCTAGTAGGTTTAGAAGATGAATATAAAACTTACTTACTAAATAGAATTACACATTTTAGCTAATGTGTATTTCTTAAATCTAATTAAGATAACCTATAATATTTTTATAGGTTATTTTTTTGTCTACAATTCGGGGGGGCGTACCTATACACGCCCCAAAATAATAATTGTTGCACTGGTGATCCTTTACGCCGAGTTTTCCAGATACGCCCACCATGTTTTTGAAACACGACCCAAAAAAAATTTTATAAAAAAAATATTGACGCTTTAGGCACTGATGCCCTATAAGTATTTTATGCCTAAGTATAAACTAGAATATCCAACGAAGTCGTATTTTGAATCCCCTGGACCAGAGGGTGTCATTGACGAGCTATACAAGACGTTTGTAGGCGCTGACCCGATAAGGGGAGACTTCGTAAGAACTTGTGCAGCGATTGCGTGCAATTGGACTGGTAAGCCGGTGAGGTTTGGGAGTGATTTGGACTTTGCTAAAGATTTAATGCGTTATGGAATATTGGAGGAGATGCCAAATGAAGAAGAACGAAAAGAGTTATTGTGATTGGAGTGGTTCTGAGCTGCGTGAGAAGCGTAAGTTATTAGGTTTAAGTCAAATTGTGATGGCACAGAAGCTAGGATTGAGTGAGAGGGGTTATAGATGTTATGAGACTGACACTTATCAGATACCGATACCGATCAAATATGCAGTTTTGTATCTGATGAATGATGGCGAGGCTAGTAAGAGTCATGCTGAAGTGCGTGATTTCGATGAAAATGACAATCCATTGAGTGAATTTGACAAGCAGAGGATATGGAAGTTGAGTAATGCTATATCTCACATGATTCCAGAGGCTGAAAAGATGAATGATAGGGTATATGTGTCCAAAGTTTTGTTGCAGTGCGACAAAGAAATGCAACTGATGTTGTCAAAGATGAATTAATCGTATATCATAGCTTCAAAGACTAGTTTTTTTGGAGATTTTTCATGGTTAATGGTCCTATGGGTGGATTTATGGGTACGCCTCCTGCTCCTGCACAGCCACCACAAGTAAATTTCACGACAACTGCTGAAAGCAGGGGTGGTTTTAACAATTTCTTGAGATCAATACCATCGACAACAGCTATGACCCCGATTCCTCCAATGGGGTCATCCCCTATGCCTCCTATGGCAAATCCTATGAACAATATTGACATATTTAACCCTCCTCAAAACTTTTTAAGTGGTGGTTTAGTGCAGTTTGGCAATGATTTGATGAGAAGTTTAGCCGAACCTGTTAATGAAAAGACAAGAAACATAGGTCCTTTTCTAAACGTAATTGAAGATTCTGCTCAACAAAGATTTGGTGTAGATTTATCTAGTTTAAATAATCAAAATCAAAATCCTTTCTCGCCAACAGGAAGCATATTTCAACCACCAAAAGCTCCTGATGGAATGGGTGGTGGAATGGGTATAAGTAGTAACCCTGACAGTATTTTTACGCCAAGTTATGATGATTTTCGTGAAGAAACAGATCTAACAGGTGGCGCACAGTTAGCTTATATGCAGATGGACCCAGATGGAGATGGTTTAGATACTTTTGGCAAACCCATGAGAGAAAGTACATCTAGTGGTGGCATGTCATTAGGAGACAGCAAGAAATTATTTAACAATGCGTTTACTCAAGGAGCATCGGGTTCTTCATCTAGTGCGTTTGGTGGTGGTGACTCAAGGGTAGCAGGGCAGATGGCAGGTATGTCAAGTTTAGCTTCTGGTATTGGTGGTATGCCTCAAATGTTTTATAACGGTGGTGAAGTTGATGATAGCGACTTTGGTGGTTTTAGTGATTATAGTAGCGTAGATGCTCCTAGCGATTATAGTGATTTCAGTGGCAGTAACAATTATGACGATTCCGATCCAGATCAGGACATGGATTACACAGATTCTTATGATACCAAAGAAGATCAGGAAGCTGACTTTTCTGCAGCTTCAGAGATTGGTCAAGCAGTAGCACAAGCACAAGCCGCATCGAATGAAATACAAAATAGGGCTTTAGCAGCGCAAAACAAAGCTAATATTAATCAAGCTATCAATCAAAATAAAGCTAACCAGCAATCTTTAATTGACACTCAATTAAGTCTTGCACCGTCAAAAAGTGGCACAACAACAACTGTTGGTGTTAGTCCTAATAATTCCAATGTTCAGGCATCCACTAACACTAATTTTAGTAACATTGGTGTTAAGGGCGATGATGATCCTTTAGGTTTGAGTCTACAAGGCGTAGGTTTAGGTCCTAGTATAAACACTCCTTCAATAGCATCAGTTAGCCCAACAAGTGGTCCAAACACTAATGCAGACATAACTGGATTTGGTTCAGGAAGAGATAAGAGTGATTTCAGCACAGACATAGATGCTTTATCAAATGTGGAGGAACAAGCTAAGAAAGGTTCATTTCCAAATCTTGATAAGGTTCCTGGTACTCTTGGTGTTGTCACTGGTTTAATTAACGCAGCAACCAAAAGAGGCGCACAAAATACAATAGACAATATTAGTAAAGGTTTTGCACCAAACTATGACAAAGACGGAAATATAACTGGTACAACCAATTATGGTATTGGTATGGGTCAGCCCGGAGGTCTTTTTGGGTCAGGAACAACTGTAGATAATTATGACGTTTTTGACAAAACATCTCCATCATTAGGCATGTATGATGACAACGAAATTGGTGGCGATGATAACGACAATCCATTGCTTCTTAGAAAGCCAATAGTAAAACCAATAGAAGAAGACGATGGAGACAAACTACCAAATATAATAGGTGGAGAAGATCCAGACGTAGGAATACCAACGCCACCTCAATCTGTAGTTGTTGACTCTCCGTTTACAAGTAATGTTAGTAAATATACGCCTGTTGGTTTTGATGGTGGAGATTTGAATGCTTTACTTGCTGCATTACTAAAAACATCAAATCCTCAATCTATGGCTCAAGGTGGAGTTGCTGGATATGCAGAAGGTGGTTTAATAAATGCTGTGGATAACTTTTTAGCGTCAGTCTAATGAATGAACAGATAAAAGCAGAGGAATTTGCAGAATATCTAAGTGACGATGAGCTTTCCAAGTTAGCTCCCTTGCTTGATAGACTTTCTATGTTAGAAAATCAAAAAAAAAGCCAAGATAATTATTTAAAGTTTGTAAAGAAGATTTGGCCCACCTTCATTGAGGGTAAGCATCATAAGATTTATGCAGACAAATTGCAACAAGTGGCAGACGGCAAGATCAAGCGTTTAATTGTTAACATGCCACCAAGACATACGAAATCAGAATTTGCGAGTTACTTGTTTCCAGCGTGGCTGATGGGTAAAAGACCTGATTTAAAGATAATACAAGCGACACACACGGCAGAGTTAGCTGTTGGATTTGGTCGTAAGGTGAAGAACTTAATTGATAGCGATGATTTCAGGGATATATTTCCTGATATTAAATTGGCTAGTGATGCGAAGGCATCAGGTAGATGGTCAACAAATGGTGGAGGAGAATATTATGCTGTTGGGGTTGGTGGTGCTTTGGCTGGTCGTGGAGCTGATTTGTGTATTATTGACGATCCTGTATCTGAACAAGACGCATTAAGTCCGACAGCTTTGGACAGCATTTACGAATGGTATACGTCAGGTCCTAGACAAAGATTGCAGCCAGGAGGCTCGATTATCATTGTTATGACGAGATGGGGTATTAAGGATTTAACAGCGAGAGTTATATCCAAACAAGCTGAAGGAGGTGCAGATAAATGGGAAGTCGTGGAGTTTCCTGCAATATTTCCAGATACAAACAATGTACTTTGGCCCGAATATTGGAGTCGAGAGGAATTAGATGGAGTCAAAGCGTCAATTCCAGTAGCCAAATGGAATGCACAGTATATGCAAAACCCAACGGCAGAAGAAGGAGCGATTATAAAAAGGGAGTGGTGGAATGTTTGGGATAATTCTGAACCACCTCCGTGTTCCTACATCATACAATCATACGACACCGCTTTCAGTAAAAGTGATCGTGCTGATTTTAGTGCTATTACTACTTGGGGGATATTTACTCCCGTAGAAGGTGAGGGCGATGCGATTATTTTACTTGATGCTGAAAAGGGCAGATGGGATTTTCCAGAATTAAAGCAAAGAGCTTATGAATTAAGCGATGCTTATGAGCCTGACA